CGTGTTTCTGAATGTCACCTTGTGCGTGTGCTAAAAGTGCTCTGATTAATTGATCCCTCATAGGTCTCCTTCTTTACGGTTTTCTGACTGGTAGACATTAAACTCTCCACCAGGATATCTCTTCTTTAATTTATCTACATTTCCTGCTACGACTTCTTCAATTGATACATCTAGTGATTTACATGCTTGCATCACATACCACATAACGTCACCCAACTCAATAATAAGATGCTTTCGATTATGCTCGTCCCAAGGTTTACCTTGGAAAACCATCTTCTTAACGATCTCCATAAACTCACCACCTTCAGCACTAATACCAACAGCAGCAGTAAGAAGCCTGTGAATATTGGCACCCTTTCCGTCAAGAACAGTAAGACTTTCAATAAAAGATTTATAATCCTTACTGGAATCGGATGTGACACCATCCACGAATATAGCGTACTTATCAAAGTCAATTTTTTTAGTCATTAGTAATCTTTAGTATTGTTGCGATCATTAAGTTTTTCAATAATAAGAATCATAAAATCATCAAATGCATCAGGTTTAAGTGGAGAATCTGCTACACCCAAACTCAGTTTAACAAAAGATTCAATTTCTTCAAGAGTCATATCACCACCTTGCATGATATAACGATCATAAAGTTCTATTTTGGTTCTTCTAGATTGGGTCATTTAAAACTTAAATTCTGCGAATGATTTTTTAGGTTTCTGTTTGAACTCATTATACTCCTTCTCCTGTCCACTGTCAAGAATATCGTCTTGTGCTTTTTGTTCACAGTCATATAATCTCATCTTGGCACGATCCACTCCAACCACAAACCTTTTATACATTGTAGGGTCATTATATCTATTCTTCAATTGTTTTACCATAATTTGATTTAGACCCTCCAATTCTTCGGTAGATATAAGTGCAAACATAAGATCAGCAGTGGCGGGAAGACCAAATGATTCAGAGGTATCGGTAAGATCAACATCACTACTAGCAAACCCACTACGAGTAGTTTGAGTAGCGGATACAATCGGAACATTTGCTTCAACCGCAAGACCACGGAGTTCTTCTGCAATTGCTTTGATATACGAGTAAGAATTGACATTTCCTATTTTAGAATAACGACTTGAAGCACAAATGTTTAAGTAATCTATGAATATTATATCAGGTTTAAATGATTTCTTCAATGACAATTCATTCAATAAAGATTTGAAATGACCAGAATGTGCAGATGCAGTTGGGTATTCTTTGATAATCAAAGTGCCTTGAGTTTTCTTTGATAAACTATTTACCTTCTTATCAAACATTGGTTTAGGTAAATCAGTAATACTCTGTATTGATACATTCAAAAGATTCGCATCAATACGTTCCGCAATCTTTTCTTCTGCCATCTCAAGAGTAATGTATAAAACATTTTTTCCATCTAAAAGAACTGAACTAGCATGATGACACATAAAAAGAGATTTACCAACACCAGTACCTGCAAGCGCAATATTAAGCGTTTTATTTGGGAGACCTCCCTTTGTAATTTTGTTAAAGTATTCAAGGTCGAATTGAATCCTACTTTCTTTTCTGTGATATGATTCGTATCTTTCTTCATAGTCCTCTAAGTAATCGTGTCCTACATGATTATCAAACGATACTGCTAGTGCATCTGATAGAATAGATGGTATTGCATCTTTATTCTTTTTACTTTCATCACCATCTGCAAGTTGTATTGATTCCATAAGTGCAAGATAAATTGCACGATCACGACACCACTTCTCAGTAGTGTCCATTAACCACTGGTAGTCTACTGGTGTATTAGTTAGAAACCCATTTAATTCATGAATTTCTTTTACTTCTGTTTCAGTTAAATCTGTGCGATTATCAACTTCAATATTTAATGCTTCAATGGTAATTGTTGTACCATACTTAACAATAAAATCAGAGATTTGTTCGTACACGACTCTCTCTGATTTACTTTCAAAATATTCTTTACTAATGAATGGAATAACTTTACGAGAATACTCTTCGTTAAATATTAAATTTTGAAGAATAGTAGTCTCAATCCGTTCCATAAGAAAAATGCTTTTGTGCTATTGTGTCAAGTTCTTTCATTATATCATCAGTAAAGTATTCTGTTGGATTCTTTAATATCTCTTTACCATATATTTTCTTGCCATTCATTTCATATCTACCAGCGACATTCTTCCACATACCACCTAGTTCTCCTAACTCAAGAAGACCGTAGTATCTGTCTAGACCTCTCTCATCATAGTAGAGTCTTATTTCGACTTGTTTGTTTTCTCTGCTGAGTCTTGATTTAGCCGTCTTAGCTTTAATAATGTTTCCAACAATTTCTGTCTTATCCTTTTCCTTTTTTTTGCTGAGATAAATGATTGTAGACGAGGCATATTTGAGGCCACTGCCTCCTCCCATTTCTTTAGTTGGGACATAAGATCCGATAACATCGTAAGTATGATTTGTGACTATAAGGGGAATATTTGCTTGACCAAGTTTCAAGGTAAGCATACGGAATGCACCTTTTACAAGTTGTGATTTGGTCATGTCACGAACCTGTTTATCATCTAATGCATCTCTAATTTCTTTTTCTGTAGAGAGCATACCTAAAGAATCCAACACAAACATACAAGGTTTGCGATCTTCTTCATCTGTTTTAAGGTATATATCTACTGCCTTAAGTGTTTTAGTTCGGAACTCTTCTATTGTAACGACATTGACAACAACAAGTCTGTTTTGATCAATTCCACGAGATGTAAGTAATCCCTTGGTGATTGCAGCTTCAGTATCAAAATAGAGGCAATACCCATCAGGATTAGTGTCCAGAAAGTTCTTGACAATAGCAAGGGAAAAATAAGTTTTACCAGTACTAGTTTCACCAGCAATGGCAGTAATCTTATTAGAAGATACGCCGCCATAAATGGAACCGCTAACAACTGCATTAAAGATATAACTTCCTGTATCAATGAATCTTTCTGTTTCATCTATATCTGCTGCGATTTGTGTGTACTCATCACCAATCTCTTTAACTATTTCTTTGAGAAAATCCATTATTTTTCTATTTTATGATAAACTTCAACGTATGATTCACACCTTGGGCATGATAAGTTTGTAACTATATCATACTCCATATCTTCGTAATCGTCAAGGTCATGATCTCCTCCAATTTAAATAAAGAAATAAATTCAATTTCATTATTATCCCATACTTTATGATTCTCTTGCCTATCAACGATAGCAATAACACGATTCACAATGTAACCTGCACCACGCAAAACATTTACTGCTTTGATCGCACTACTGCCAGTTGTAGTTACATCTTCTAATACTGTAACGATAGATCCCTTTGGTGGTTTATGACCTTCAATAACTTCTTTTGTTCCATATCCTTTTGGATTTTTTCTAACAATCAAAGCATCAATGTGTTTACCAGAATAGTATGCTTTCTGTGCGATGCCACATACAAGAGGATCAGCTCCAAGTGTTAATCCACCAACTGCTTGAGATTCATTTTCAACATGCTCTATCATCAAATGAGAACATAATGCATTTCCTTCACATGATAAAGTAACAGGTTTACAGTTAATGTAATGTTCTGACTCCTTACCTGATGATAAAGTAAATTTACCTTTCTTGTATGCTCTTTCTTTTAAAAGATGTAATAATGTTTTTCTATGATTTTCCATTAGATTCCTAATAATTTACGTTGTCTTTCAAAATAACCTTTTAATATCCATGAACTACTATTCATTTTATCGTCACCACCAATTCCAAATTCAAACTGAACTCTTGGATCACCCTCGTATTTATCAGTCTCTGGTGTATTAGATTTACCTCTATCTCCACCATTACAGAAAACAACTTTCTCAGATATCTCTAAGCATTTTGCAATTGCACCACAGGCAGAACCTTTGTCATCATCAGGTACAGTTATAACTGCATCAACCATATTAAGATGTCGAATAATCTCTGCACGTTCAACCCAAGATTGAAAGTATTGACCTTTCTTTTTAGTCAACCATTCCTCTGTATTAATACCAACAACTAAGTAGTCTGAAAAATCCTTAGCTCTTGTGAAGTATGATATATGTCCACTATGAATTGGATCAAATCCACCAGTAACTAAACTCAATTTTTTAAAAAACATTATGCTATATAACCATATTTTTCACGAAGTATTTTTTTATAAGGTTTACCATCTTCAACCAAACCTTTAACTAATCTTAGTTTACGAGTCAATTCTGTATCAACATCTGATACAGATTCAATGATGATTTCTAGTTCATCTAAATCAATAGGTAAGTCCATTAGGTAAAAAATAATTCTAGGTTTACAGTTTTTTCGACATTCCAACCAATCGCATCAAGAATTGCTTTGAGTGGTTCAACAAAACTCTTTTCAAATTGTAGATCATAATCTATGTACTTGTCAAGTCCAATTTCAGTAGGAAAGTCTTGGATAAAGGAAATAACATTCTCTTGTATAATGTTTGGTTTTTTCAAGTATATAAACTTAACCTTTTCACCATTACCAATAAGTGAGTATTTATTATCCAACTTCTTCTGCTTGACATAATGATTAAATAATAATGCACCACGAATATGTATTGGAGTTCCCTTTGCGTATATTGTG